GACCAAATACTGACCAAAGTTATCGAGCGACCACGTTGTTACGTTCGCAGGTAACGCGCCATCCCTTGACGTTCCATAAGCTGTATTGCCGTAGGTCTGTCCACCGAAGCCATAGTTTATATTGCCGTTAACAGCACCCGCTGTGAAACTGGTCGGCGTAATGTCACTAACTGTTGAGCCTTGATTGATCGCGTACAGTTTGTTGTGCGTTCCAACGGCAATGTGGGCATCGTCAGAGTGATCTGTCCAAGCGACTGCTCCCCTGGGAACTGATGCGGTTGCGCTGGCCTTGCGTGTTGTCCATCCACCAATGGGGCGAACAGAGCCATTTTGCCATCTGATAAAGTTGCCATCAATCCAACGGCCAGACGAGTCTAAATCCGTCCCGTGGTTGTAAATACCCGCCGGGAGTTCAAGGGCGATAAGCGCCATAATGTTTTCCTTGAGCCGCCGGGTTAACCAGCAGGTTATGAACTAGGTGTGAATTTGTACCCGTTTGGGGTCAACGTAAGCTGGCTTGCACCATGCTCTTACAGGATTTCCATACCGAATGTTTGAAGACTGCCAGGTTAACTGTTGCGCGAAATATCGGCAGCGCGTGAGGTCTTTCCAATAACTTTGCGTTTTATCAATCTCACCATTTACAGACACGACAAGAACAAATACGAGCAACATTACTTTTTGGCTTTTAGCTTGGCTTTACTAGACAAATCTTTTAAATGAAATAACTTTACGCTTGTTTTCGTGTGCGACTTGTTACTGTGCAGTGTGCCATCAGACATTTTGTGGCTAGTGCCTTTATGCTCAGTGCCATCTTTTTTGTAGTGCTTAACGCCTTTCATTTACCTCGACCTTTTCTTGTTAGCTGTCGCTCTAGCGTTGCGTTTAGGCAAAGCAGGTTTCGCCTTTGTTCGCGTTTTTGTAGCCGCAGTTTTCCCGTATGATATTCTAGCCATGACCTATCCTCACGATGCGGTGTAGCCGTTGCCTGCTGAAATAGCTGCGTTAGTTGCAGTCATTGACTCACTGCCCCAATCTTCTTTAGCTACCATCAACTCAAGGTGCTGAGTGTTACGATCAACATAGCCTTGGCGGTCTGCTGCTATTTCATCAGCCATACAGTTGCCTGCGATAACGTCTGTGATTAAATCTACGCTGTCGCCCATTGCTGAGTAGTCTTGTGCTTTGTCTTCTGTTGTTCTTGCCATGACTATTATCCTTCTAGAGTTACGATTCGTGCGGTGAGTGCTTCAATTAAAGCGTTTTGTTCTTGCATAGCTTTTACTAGTATTGGTACAAACTTGCTGTACTGAAGACCCATCTGCTTGCCATCACCTGTGTGATTAGAAACTAAGTTAGTCTTATTGCTCTTGTTGTATCCTGCCGCTATTTCTAGTGCTTCTACTTCTTGAGCTTTAAAACCAATGTCCAACCAATCTTCTTTGTGAGTGCCGTCTGGAGTGTAATCATTGATGTCATAATCATCAGCATTCTTGTCGCCATACTTGCTACGCTTGTCCCACTTGTAGGTTACAGGTGCTAGAGCCTTAACAAAGTCTAAGCCAAGGTCTAAGGCTGTGAAGTCTGTCTTGTCACGCGCATCTGAAGCCACTGTCCAATCTACTTGGATATGAGCGTCACCAATGCTTTCATCGCCTAAAACAATTGCGTTACTGCCTGTAGTAATTGCACCTCCGGGACTGCCTGCGCGTCCTGCATCCTCACCCAGAAACATGTTGTTGCCACCACTTGTCACTTCAAAACCTGCCGCATACCCCATGCAGGTGTTTCCTATTCCTGTACATTTTGATAAAACTTCAGCACCCGTTGCAGTGTTTTTATCCCCACAGTTTGCAGATAAAGAGCCATAGCCTAGAGAAGTATTGTAAGCACCATTATCAGTAGCGTCCCCTGAAAGAGCGCCTACAAATGTGTTAAATCTGCCGGTTGTGACTGATAGACCTGCTTGTGATCCGACTGCTGTATTGTAAACACTCGTAGACGAAGTAAAGTTTTGTGTTGATAAAGCGTGATGCCCAATAGCGACACAATTAGTGCCTTGTGTCTCAGCCGTTAAACTTTCAAAACCAACAGCCGTGTTTGCTGGCCCGGTAACTATTGAAGCACCAGATAAAGCTCCAACGAAAACATTTTGATTTCCGGAAGTCATTGCAGCACCTGCACTATCCCCAACAATAGTATTTGTGCCTCCGGTCATAGCAGCCATTCCAGTGCCTTGACCAATGATTATATTTTGAGAGCCGGTGGTAACACCACCACCCGCGTTGGTTCCCATGATTACATTGTAAGAACCAGTAGTGACCGCATCACCGGCAAGGCCACCCATGAGACTGTTTTGAATGCCAGTGGTTACTGATTCACCTGTTCCGAAACCAACCGCTGTATTGTACATATTAACAGCACTAGCAGGGTTTTGAACCTGCAAAGCGGCTCTACCTATTGCTACGCTTCTGCTTCCTAATACGTTGGTTGTTAACGCACTAAAACCAACAACAGTATTTCCAGTGGCAATTGTAGTAGCGTCACCTGATGTGTATCCGATAAACGTATTCTCATCACCGGTAGTCAAAGCCGTACCTGCCTCATCGCCCACGACCACATTATAATTACCGCCGCTTGCGATCGAGTTGCCTGCGTTGACACCTGCAATAAAGTTGCTAGTGCCTGATGTGCTTGTGCTAAGTGACGTTATGCCGTCAACCGTACCGCCATCAATATCTGGGGTGTTGAGGTCCATATTGGCAACAGCCGTAGTCCCGTCTAACAAATTGTCAATATTGTCCAGATTCGTGTTGATCTTGGTTCCCCAAGAGTCTTCGGACGCGCCAACTTCAGGCTTAACTAATGAATATGTTGTAGTCGTTGTATCAGCCATTTAAGCGGCCTCCCATAAATTATCGTTGCTGGACGCATCGGTCCAAGTATTTGTTGTCAGGTTTATATCTGACCAGGTGTTATCGTCTACCGCGTTATCAATCCAAAGGATTGAGCCGCTAACAGAGACTGTTGAGAACGGACCCATTACGACTAAACCAGACGCCGTGATAAATCCTACCGGGGTAAGCTGGCTTTGTGCAGACAGTAAAGCAGCACCAGACACCACCATGACGCCTGCAGCCGTTACAGCCGATACGCCAGCTATGGTAGAGGCCCCGTCCTTTACTTTAAGACCTGCCGCCGCCACGCTAGAAGCTGATGCAATTGTTGTGGCCCCGACCAACACTGAAAGGCCAGATACTGAAACGCTCGATGCGCCAGGTATTGCTGATGCGCCTTGTCGGATTAACGTGCCTGTTGAGCTAACACTTGACGCTGATGCAATGGCACTTACGCCATCTTTAACCACCAGGCCACTAGCAGAGACTGAAGACGCTGCCGCAATAGTGGACGCGCCCTCTTCCAAGTCAGCCGTCGAGTACGCAGCCTGACCATATTTAAACCGACCGTATAACATCTTATGTCAGCGTAATATCGAGATCGCCTGCAGGGATTCTAAACACATCACCAGTCGCAACAGCTTTGCTTGCCGATAACGTGCCATACGCCATAAGGTTGCCGCTGGTTGCTGCGTCAAATACGCCAACGTGACTGACTGTCCCCCATGACCCAGTAGCCGTTGCAAACTCTTCAGCAGCACTATTGGTCGCTAAGTTACCCGACACAGACATCGCCATTGCCAAGCGCGCATAACCGCTACCAGATAGCTCAGTACCACCACCTGTGTCACTAGGCGCTGCAGTGTACAGTCCAAGGTATAAGTTACTTGGCGCCGTGTAAGCATTGCCACCGAACACATGATCCAGTATTTCTGTCTCTAAAAAATTGGTAAAGCTCATCCTAATCCCCGTATCTTTAATTTAAGTCCAGCCCCAGAGTTCTTGCTCGTTTCGCTCTGTAGCGTTAATTGATTAACCGCCGCCCCGTACATCTGAGCGAATATTGCCGTTCTCGTGTCTTCCGCCAAATAAGGCGCTGAATGAATCAATGCCCCGTATAAGTAAACATCAGGTGCTGTCGTTAACAGCCAATTAGTTGTTGCGCTATCAGACAGTTCAGGCACCTTCTGGTAATACAGAATCTCTGCGCCATACGATGCATCCGGTGTAGGGAACAATTCAAACTGGGACTCTGAATGCGTAAAGAATAGCGGCGTTCCTGCCGTGTTTGCGCTAGACATTCGCTTCTCTGCAATTGCCTGCTGCGACACCCTAGACATTGCTGTGGTCGTGCCACTCGTTAGATGCATACGGATAGTCTCAACCCAATCAGAAGGCCTTGTGGCGTACTGCGCGTCAAACGTAGTCGTTGCCTTGTTCTCCATCTGCCAATGCCTAACATCACGGTTGATCTGTGATTCGGCTAATGAGATAAACGTAGGGATAACTGACGTTAAATCAGAGCGATTGAGGTAGTCAGCAATGCTTGTTTTAAGCTCGCTGTAAGTAGATATAGCCATTGGGTTACCTTAGATGGGGCTTAGAAATTCACTGCCTTGACGGACAATTTGACGTAGCAGACCTGGCTCCATGTAGTTGCCTTTCGTGCCGCTTTTTACACCGGGTATATCGTATAAATCAGGGATGCGCTTTTCGCTCCCCGATAGGTTTAAGACCGCATTAATCTGATCAGAGGTTAAGAAGTTAACCCCATCAGCTACTGCCCGGTTAACACCCGACATGGTTTCTAACGCTGTATCGCCTATTGAATCTAACAAGCCATTACCTTCTGGCTTGGTGGACGCTTGTGCTTGTTCGGGGGTTATCGTTCCCGCTAGTATCGCTCCAGCTACTGGCATAGATACGCCATACTTACGCGCTATCTCAATGGTCTTGTCATCAAACATGACGTAGTTATTTGTTCTACCCTTTGGCGAAAATCGGGTTTGAGCGTCAGCGTACTTGATGCCTTTAATGCCTTTTTTATTTAAAGCGTCTGACGCTTCCACCGCACCGTCTATCTTTCGTTTGTTATTAAAAGGCGGTTTATTTTCAGCAGATGCAATTGCGGCATAAATATCAGAACCACGCGCCTCTTTCATTCCAGACTGACTATTTTTAATGTTATAAAAAGCAGCGACTTCTTTTACTTTATCACTCTGCTCACTTAATGGCGCATCATAATCAAGAAGCTCATCTGGTGATGCATCAATATTAACTTCGTACATTGAACCTTTATTTTGTGTTATGCCGCCGTTTTCTTTAAGTTTTTGTAAAACAGATAAATCATTAGTCGCAGCATCAACGGACTGACTAGAGATATTATCTTCAATTATTTTCTGCGACTTTTCGATAGCACTATCAAGATCGCCACCTGTTTTCGCCATATGTCTTCTAATATTAGGGTGATTCATAGACCCATCATATAAATCAAACAAAGTACCATCAGACCTTTTAAAAGACGTATCAGCAGACAAAGCGTCTCTATAACTTTTAGCCGTACCCTCACGTTCGGCAAAGTACAAGCCGTGACCGTATGCCTGTGCGCCCTCACCTGTTCCAATGTTGTCGGATGAAAACCGATCAAAGTCATGTGGCGACCCATGAAACGCTTGTATTCGACTAAGTATTCCAGCATCTGCATCTTCTGAAGCAAACATCGAGCCGCCTAAAATACCCAAGCCAGCACCACCAGCTAAGTAGTTTTTATCAAACCGCCTCGCGGGATCAAATGCCGCATCACGCGACCTTACACCAGGTGTATCCTCAAGCTTCGCTATGGCCTGCTCTAAAGTGTTGCCGCCAGGGAATACATCAGCCTCCATTGACCTGTCTATGTGTTTCGCACCTAGATACGAGTTCTGACCAAACTTTCCCTTAGAATGGTCGGCAAATCTGTATTGCAGTGCCTTTTGCGAGTAACCGCCATCGCGTA